TATTTCCATTACCGTGGTCAGACATTGTGCAAGAGGGTGCTTGCCCCAAAAGTACATCAGCCATTACAATTCTCCAATCAGATTCGGAGAAACATCACTCGCCCAAATCCACTGACCATTTATTTCCTCCTGACGATCCTCAGTGGATTTTACAAGATCAACTCTAATGCGAACAAAATCTCTAATTACGTTGTCAGAAAGTGGGATTAACCCACTATCTATATCCTCGGATAAGATGCCTGAGTTTAAGGACAATTCACCATCTTTAAAAAACACGTCATACCGCACGCCAACCCTCCTTCTCATATGATTCTTCAATTTCTTCTTCTGAGTCTTTACCCACCTTTACTCGTTTGATTTTACCATCCTTTTCAAACGTCAATGTTTTTACGAGTTTTGGCTTTAGTACTTTTCCTTCAAGCATCTCAGCCGCTTCGCGCTGTGTTTCAGCATCAGCGGTTCCTGTAAGTAGAGCTTCAATGATTTTCTTTTTGCTACTCATAATACAAGTAATCCTACTAGGGCCAAACCGATAATGATAACTACTACCTTATAAATTAATCCCCATTTGACATTTGCCATAGCGATTTTCTGGATCTTTTTATCTTCTTTGCAATCTTCTTGTACTTTCTCAACATTATTTATTCGTATGCCATGATCCTCTAAAATCAATCTTGTCTTTTCGGCATTTACATCCATCTTACCACCAAGTTCTTTACGTGTTTCATCTATCTTATCAAAAACTCTATTCAGTTCGTCCGACATTATTTCTCCTAGCTGTCGTGTTTTAGGTCATTAACAATGTCTTTATGTTCTTTAGTTTTACCTAGGGTGTCCGATATCTCAGACACTCCTGCTTTGATTTCTTCTTTAGTTGACACTGCTGCATTTTCTACAACCTCTACAACTGCTGAAGCAAACCCTTTTATTCTTTTAGCTTCTGCATCAGAGTTCTTACGCTTATAGAGATAGATTGCTAGAATCACTATAGCCGCTACTCCCAATAACCCAAGAAGTAAGAATACCCAAGTATAGAATTGTATCAGGACAAAGACAGTTACTATTGACAATCCACCAACTACTCCAAACAATGCAATCATCGGACTACGAAGATAAAATCCAAGCCCCAATCCTACTGCTACTAGCAATGCACCGACCCCATAAATCCACCAAGGAGTATTATAGATTTTGTCAATCACACTGGAGGAAGATGTGTTAGTCTCCAAATTCTTATCCTCACCTGTTTCTACTGCTACTTTTGTATTAGGTGGAATCTTGCCTTCAAATCCATTCGGTGTTAATTTGACTTTAAAATCACCGCAATTAGTCGTACCTGCCTCACCACGCTCAAGAGACATTTTCATCTTCTTAGAAATCTTCTCTTTGACTGTTTCTTTAACTATATCCTTACCTGCTGCTTTCTTAGTCTCACCGCAACCACTACAAATTATAACCGCTGCCAGTAATACCATTAGATATTTACACATCAATTTCGCCCTCCGCAGATTGTGTAACCTCAACTTTTGTGTCTGCTACTATTAGTAAATCATTAGGCATACTTGCTGTTCTTTTTATTGTTAAGAGTACTGCTTTGTTTTCCGCGACGGGTATTGCTTCCTTGACTGTGTATCTCTGATTATCATAGATTACATAGTCATTCAGATTAATAGTTATCTGCTTCAAATCTTTCTTGTCGATTATGCATCTTCGCTGCTTCGGGTCAAACAAGCCACCATATGTGAAATTCTTATTTGCTGCAATGAATGATAGGTCGTATACAAAATCCCTTTGAATTCGTGCCGGGAGCATTGCTGCTCGTCTTATAGTATATCGTGTGTATGTACGATCTATCGTACCAGTTTTAACATTCTGGTCAATAGTATTCTCACGATATATATATATCTGCACACCCCAAGCTCGCTTGAGGCCATATATAATATTTGAAATCTGTTTAAGCCTATTCTGTGCCATTACTTCTCCATAGAAGTAGGAGAGGGGATTTTACAATCCCCTCTCCGACAAACTAACTTACGCAAGCAAGACACAACCAAGATCCGAATTCAGTACCTTGATACCAGCCAGAAGATCGACAGTTACCAAGTGACCCTGTTTCGCTCCATCATATGTGATGGTAACACGGATGCCAAGTCCGTTGTAACTGGCAACATACGACAATGCGCCAGTTCCTGCAGCCGGTGTAGCAAGCGGGCGTGTAACAAGAGCAATAGCATTGCGATGGAATGCAAAGCTATATTCGCCAGCTGGTCCGATGTTAATAGCTTGATCATTGGTGAGTGCTGTGTCCAGAGGACGATCCAGTGTGAGGGCTGTAGTGGTAGGTGTAGTCATAGCACCATAATAATCTTCCACAGTAGACCCACCAAAAGCAACCAACTGACCGATCTTAGGAGCAACTGTAAATGCATCAGTCACAATTGATTTTGCATACTCCGCATCATACCCTGCAGTCAAATTAACTGCGCCTGGAGTATAAGAGGTCACAACTGCATTATTAACAACAGCAGTAGCAAGACCAGGAGTAAAGGTAATTGACGACGGGGTTGCAGCACCAACAACAGATGTAACTCGCTGAGGAATCATATCGCCAGCAACGGTGAAATAAGATCCTGCACCAATAACTGCACTGAATCCATCTACTGCAATGGTCGTAGCACCAACTGCATACCCTGCAGTCAGATTAACTGCACCCGTCACTGTAGTACTACCAGCTGCAATACTAGGCATGTTCTGACAAGTGAAAGTATTAAAGCCAAACTTACGGCCAAGACTACCCTCACGAAGCGCAGTACCATCATCACCAACCTTCTCTGCGTTAACAAAATCCTGAATGTCAAGCAAACTACCCTCGACATTCGGTGTCACAACCAAATTACGTCCAGTCAGAGGGCACTGGTTGTTGGTCATTTCTTCACGTGCAGCAATGACCGTAGACTTGGTGGGCGTGGTTCCCAACTTACCAACTACATTATCCAGGAATTGATAACCCTGATAACTCAGGATTTCATCAATAGCCTGTGCAATGCTGATAACCGCAGGTTCCAGATACTCAACAAGCAGACTCTTAAATCCTTTCGATTCCTCACCATCCTTAATCATAAAGGATGTATGGATATGCTGGTCAAGAGGCACAGCAACATTGGTTGCATCAGCATCTTGTACAGAAACTTCATCTGCATCGGTTTTACGCGCAGCAGTAAAGTTCGCGACCTGACGCGTATTAACCACGTCACCATACTGTTTGATCTCATCTTCAAAATCACGATGGACGAGATTTGCCAAAACCATGTTGTTCTCAAGAATCATCAAAGATTCCTGTGCCCAAATCTCAGGAATGAAGGCATCTACGCTATTAGCAAAAGCAGAACTCCATGGTGCAGAAAGCATTTTCTTGTTCATTTGAATCTCCTATTGTGGTCCATGTTCCTTACGATAATTACGGTACGCAACTGTATCTTTTGCGAGTGCCGCAGCATCAACAGTTTTGCCAGTTGATCGAGACATACTCCCGACCCCTCCAGTTCCTGCATCCTTGAAGAGATTAAAATACTTTCCCAATTCCGTCATTCTTTTAACCGCTTCATTAGGTGCTAATACTAGCTCTGCTGGTTTTCCATCTTTTCCTTCTGGATCAAGGAACTTAACACGGGGTTCTAGTACACCAGTCGGCTTACCATCCTTGTCTAACACATCGACAATCTCTGTGTCACGCCGTAGAATTGCAACAACCTGCTCGGGATTAAAGGCGTTACTTTCTACAGCCGCGTCGATGATGGCTCTCTGGATTGTAGAATCCGTGAAACGCTCCTTCCAAATCTTAACTTCACTTGTCAAATTATCTACCTCTTCCTTGCCCTTCTTGATCAACTTCTGTTTCTCTTTGTCTGCCAACTGTTCCTTTGTCAGAAGCTCATTCTGAATAGTCTCAAGATGGGCTTCCATCTCTTTACGCTGTGTTACTGTAAGATCAGAACGCTGCTGTAAAGCACGTAATTCTTCCGCAGCCTTACTAATCTTACCTTGATAATCTTTAGCTTGTGCTGCAAGCCGATCATCCATAATCTTCTGCTGATCCGGGGTAAATCCATTATTACCTTCTTTACCTTTAGCTGCGGCTGCGGCTGCGGCTGCGGCTGCTGCTTCCGTTGCTGCTACCGCTGCTGCTTCATCTTCACCCTCAAAAGCTGATTCCCAAATCTTGACCATGCGGTAATTGTTCAAATAATAATCACGCATCACTGTTCTCCTAAAATAAACTACGACGTACGACTCAGACCCACTGCATAGGGGTCTCTCAAATAAGGAAATAAATATCTCCATGCAACTGAACTTGGTACACCTGCGACAATATGGAGAGGAACACCATCGCCTCGATTGAAATTTGATTTTATATCCGCATAGACTAGACTATTCATATTTAGATTCTCAAATTCCATCTCCGGATCAACACCATCAAGCAAAGCTAATGCTATCTCGGAGCAAGCATCCTTAATATCTTGTGGAACTGTTGTATCATCATAACGTGGGAATTTATTCTCTTGTGTTGAACTATTTTTCTTGCCCGCATAGTTCAAACGGTCAATAATCCGCGTCGACTGTGAAAGCGCTTTCGTTCTATCTGTAGTTGAAGCATCATCCCATGCATCAGTATTTAATCTACCATCGAAATAGACTTGAGCTTCAGCAATTGTCTCATAGGATGCCATTATTTACCCTTTCCTCTTGTCTTATCACCCAATTCTGCCTTATCATCGGGATTCCTAGAATCTTTCTTCTCCTTGGCTGCATCGTCAGGACTTACACTCAAATCATTTACGCCTCTTGCGCCCATCCCATTAGATTGTGCTGCTAAGACCCTTATTGCACGTTCTGCATGGTCAGCCTTAGCCAATTCTACTTCACCTTCTGGATATCCACGCAATTCACTGGATAATTTAGTACCAATGAAGCCAGCTTCATGGTCAAGTCTAATGATTTCGGGGTCCATAACAATGACCTTGGCAGAGTCAATTTCATCGAAGATTTTCTCAAGGTCTTCGGTGCTAATTTTGTGCCCAATAATGATTTTAGCAATCTCTTTGGCGACTTCCTTCTGGTAGGTAAGCGACGGAAGGACTGGAAGTAGTGCAGTTGCCTCTTTTGCTTCTATCCTACGACTCTCATCACTCTTGAGTGTATAACTCTGAGGATATGAGATTGTAGGTGTGTCAGGAGAATGCTCATAAGACGACCAGATTTCCGCAATCTGTCTTTCGCCATATTCTAGTTCCAAACCGATGTAAGATAGCCCAGCTTCCAGACTCTTCTCGTCCTCTTGCTTACTTTCCGCTGAGGCATTACGAGGTTCAACATCGACTACTGCCAAATTTACCAACTGACGAATCTCTTGGCGTAGTTCAGCCTGTTTCTTCATACTTGCAATAAGTGGTGCAGAACTAGGATGAATGAATGCGGGCTTTTCTGCTCCTATTGGATACCTACGACCTTGGGCAGCGCCGATATCTAGGTTATTCCGTTTGGCTTTATCAGCTTCGTCTGCTGTTCCTTCCTCATTAACTACACCCGTATCTTCATTTACTGTGGTATTCTGAGGAATTAGTCCAGCCATCTCAGAACGTATATCAAATTGCTCAACATAGAACGGGAAATTACTCTTCATTGCATAATTCATATCACTTGATCCAAGATTCAACAAAGAGATTTGATAATCAGCCACATCAGTTAAGAGACTTGAAGTGATCTCGAAGATCACAAAGGGTATTTTATTCAGATTGAGTATAGTCTCTTCACCTTCCACTTCACCCATAGAATTATAGAACTGTATAGAGACTTTGCCTTCATCTGTAAGTTGTAGCAATCGGTATCTTACCACTGTCTCTGTTGGTAGTCCTGTATCATCGTCATACGCGAAGTCATGATCTTTAAGCAATACAGATTTCAACTCATTATTTCTGTTATAAGACCATGAACGAATATCTTCTGTCTTATAAACATAAAGATAAGGAGATTTATTGGCAGTCTCATGTTTCGTGGGTGCATCTGATAGCTGACTACGATCAACATATACACCAACTTTCGACATGCTAAGCAATTCAGGAAGTACTAGTCTACCCACGAAGCCAGTCATTGTATTACCATTCAAATCCACACCAGCATTACGACCATCAATAGCTTCCTGATAACTTGTCGTACCGCCCTTACGCGTAATATCTACCATACGCTGGTAAATAGCATTTTTGATGTCAATAACTGCAGCCTTCGCGTGTGCCGGACAATATGTTATGGCTTTACGATTTGCATAATCTGTACCATCTTCACGCACACTGAACTGCTTGAGATACTTGGTAATAAAATCATCGCCACCCTCGAAGGTGAGTCGATATTTTATCCACAGCGCAATATTGGCCGCGTAATCTGGATGCATAATATTGTTAATGGCCATTAATAAACTCCCGTGACGTTAGAATGCGTAAAGATATTTACTCCAATCTTCAAAGCAATTTCTGCATAGTTTCGAGCGTGTGCAAAGTGATCATCTTCGTTGCCTGTGACGTATCTTCCAACCTGATTTCCATCCGCATCCTTTTCATAGATTCTCACAATCGCTTTTATATGATTCTTGTACTCCAAACTTGTGTCGATTGGTAATTTGATCTGCTTGCTTCGAAATCTCCCTAAGCTTAAATCTAACCATGATGTTCTGTCAACTGTTAAAGTGTATTCTTCTTCCGCATGTTCATTGATGTTCTTACCATTCACTCCTCGTCCATAGTAACACAACTTGACGCGGCCCGGGAAAGTTTGGGCGAAACTCAATGCTGCACGTTTTTCAGGGTTAGCGTCGATTACACAACTTACGACCCCGAACTGTTGCATAAGAACTGCTAACTCATTGAAATTCTCTACTTTCCCCATTCTCAATACTTTGCAATAGGCATTCAAATTCGTGTCTAAGGTCATTGCGTTCTTGTTAAATGTCCAAGAGTCAATTTCATAGTGTAGAACCTTACCAACGTCTATGCCCATTGTGACGAAACTTTTCTGACGTGGTATTTTACTAATGATTTTATAATCGCCTGTGCACTCCTCAATGTCGCTGTCTTGAATCTGTGCGCCTTCTACTACATGGGGCAGTCCCAGTTTACTATTAAAAAACTCTTGCTCATCAGTCGGGTTCGTTGTTGACTTCAAATATAACTGGGCGATCTCCCATGGCTTAATAGTACAACTGTATAGCTGATTGACATGGAAGCCACGATACATTCTGTCTGTATAACTACTTACCCACTCTCCTGACTGCAGCCACTTACTTTTACCATCGAGTGAACTTTCTAGGATTCCATGACATTCCTTACAACGTAGTGTGGATTCTTTGATTCTAATATCATTGAAGCTTTCGGCCGTGATATCAATACACTCTGGAAAGGTAAGTTCAGTGTGCTTACTGCACATTGGGCATTTGAACATGAAGTGGTCTTGTGATGATTGTTCATAATATGCACTTATCCCAAAGTTTCCAATAGTAGGAGTAGACAGTAGAAACGCTTGTTTATCTAACTGTCCTGACATTCTTTCTAATGCTAGTGTAATGTTCTCTTGAACCATTACGTCAACTTCATCAAATACCCCCAAGTTCACTGGGATACTTCGCAGTTGACTCTTACTTCTCGATCCGCGAATATAAAGATTCGCAGATCCTGCCCGCTTATGACCAATGTTTTTAACATCTGAGAATAAGCTACTCAGATGTTCACTGGCCTCTAGTGCCGGGTCGAACCGGGCAGTAGAAAAGTCACTTGCGTCTGGTGTACTTGCGGGGAGAACATACAAGCAACTATGGCCTAGTATATCAATTCCGTAAAAAACTTTATTTAACGCGCATTCTGTGAAGCCTAACTGTGCAGCCTTTTGACCTATCACCATTTCTTCTGTTGCGTCATGTATTGCACGCGTCCAAGGGTGATATTTGAATGACCAAGAACCTGCAAAGGGCGGTCCCATGACTCTGTATCTTTCCGCCCACGCCGAACAACACGTTATAGTTTTTCTTTTTAGGCCAGATGATATTCTCTCCACAAGCAGTTCCTTGAGCTTGTGCACTTGAGTATAAATCCTTTCCCGATTCTAGATGCCAGAATCCAATGCGGTCAAATGTTCCTTGAGCTTGTGCACTTGAGTATAAATCCTTTCCCGATTCTAGA